GGCGGTTCTTACAAAAACGACTTTGTCAATATTTGCAATTTAAAAGCAATTCTAAAACAAGGTGTTCGTTGTTTAGACTTTGAAATATATTCAGTTGATGATAAACCTGTTGTAGCGACAAGTACACAAGATAGTAACTATGTCAAAGAAACATTTAATTCTGTTAGTTTTGCCGATGTGATGAAAACAATTAATAGTTACGCTTTCGCTGGAGGCACTTCTCCGAATCCAACTGACCCGATTATAATCCATTTACGTATTAAAAGTAATAATCATAAGATATATTCTAAGATGGCCGCGATTTTTAAGTCATATGATTCTGTGATGCTCGGGAAGGATTATAGTTTTGAAAGTAACGGAACCAATTTAGGAACAACCCCATTATTAAATTTCCAAAACAAAATTATTTTAATTGTAGACAAAATTAACAATACCTTTTTAGAAAATAAAGATTTTTTAGAATATGTTAATTTAACAAGTAATTCGATTTTTATGAGAGCATATGATTACTATAATGTTAAAAATAGTCCAGACGCATCTGAATTGACCACATATAACTCAAAAAATATGACAATTGTTTTCCCAGATAAAGGGTCTAACCCCTCAAACCCTAGTGGTCTTTTATGTAGAACATATGGATGTCAAATGGTAGCAATGCGTTATCAATTTGTAGACAATTATCTCGAAGAAAACGCGCTATTTTTTGATAGAGCAAGTTACGCGTTTGCTTTGAAACCACAAGCGCTCCGTTATGTACCAGTCACGATACCAGACCCAACACCGCAAAATCCAAATTATAGTTACGCTACACGCAATGTTAGTAGTGATTATTATAATTTCAACACTTAAAATTATATAATGCTAATTCAATGACAATTAGATTAAATATGAATTAATATCTATATCATCAATAAGATATTTGCGTTTAATTTTCTCGGCAAATAAAACATTCAACATTGTTTTTTTAAATTTTATATTACTCTTTACTTCTGCAATAACGTCTAATAGTCTTACAGAAGGCGCCCAATTATCAGTACAACTATAAGATTCACAACACAAACAATCTTTATTTTTATGTTTTTTTACCAGTTTTTTTTGAAAATCGCTTTTTAATCTTAATACTTCTAAGTAGCGTTCTCCATTATAATATATTTGAGGAGGTAGAAATGGAAATGAATTAGTGAAAATAAATTTGTATTTGCTTTTATTTTCAGTGATTTCCATTACTATTTGCTTATTATTATAAGACAAAACTAAATCTGGATATATTTCATATAACATTTCACATTCTTTTTTGATTCGCCTTTTTGATGATGTGGAATATACACTAGAATTTTCCAAAAGTAACAAGTTTGATTTGATTATATCTTCTTTCGAATTAGTTGCCATTTTATTATTATTATTTATACTATTTATTAAAAAAATAAATATTATATCAATTTTTATTTTATATATTTTATATATTTATTATATGAAGCAAAAAATATGTAAAGATTTAAATTTTAGTGATTGTGAAATGGCCATTTTACGCATGGCCGTAGATAAAGCAGGAGAAAAAATGGGTAAAAGAATTGCTAACTCTGAAGATGTTCAAAAAATAATTAATGTTGTAGAGGACTTTCTTAAAATGGAAGATTTAATTTGTTATGGAGGAACTGCGATTAATAATATTTTACCCGAAGAAGACAAATTTTATAACGCCGACGTGGAAATACCCGATTATGACTTTTTCTCTTATGACGCTTTAGAAAATGCGAAAAAATTGGCGAATATTTATTATAAAAAAGGTTTTGCCGAAGTTGAAGCAAAAGCAGGACAACATCACGGCACATACAAAGTTTATGTAAATTTCATACCTGTAGCCGATATTACACAAATCCCAAAGGAAATATTTAAAGCTTTGAAAAAGGATTCTATCCGTGTAGCAGGTATTTTATATGCGTCGCCAAATTTCCTGCGAATGTCTATGTATTTAGAACTATCACGCCCCGCCGGAGATATAAGTCGATGGGAAAAAGTGTTAAAACGTTTGAGTCTTCTTAATAAAAATTATCCTTTAACCACATTGAACTGTGACGAAGTCGAATTTCAAAGAAGAATGACTAATAAAGAAAATGAAGACGAGATTTATGAAAATGTTAAAACAACATTTATAAACCAAGGTGTTGTGTTTTTTGGCGGTTTTGCGATTTCTCTCTATTCACAATATATGCCAAAGAATTTACAAAAACGCTTACAAAGAATTGCGGATTTTGATGTGCTTTCTCATGAACCCGAAACAACGGCGCAAATTGTAAAAGAACGATTAAAAGACATTGGAATAACTAATTGCAAGGTTATAAAACATGAACCTGCCGGAGAAATTGTTCCAGAACATTATGAAATAAAAGTAGGTAAGGACACGATCGCGTTTATATATAAACCAATCGCGTGTCACAGTTACAACGTGCTTTTTCTCAAAGGACAAAAGGTAAAGGTGGCTACCATAGATACTATGTTGAGTTTTTATTTGGCGTTTTTATATGTTGAAAGACCTTATTACAATGAGTTTTCAGAGAGAATATTATGTATGTCAAAATTTTTATTTGAAGTACAGCAAAAAAATCGCTTGGAACAAAAAGGCCTTTTAAAACGATTTAGTATAATATGTTACGGACATCAAGAATCTGTAGAAGAAATGCGCGCTGAAAAAGCGGCGAAATATAGAGAATTAAAGCAAACCAAAAATAAATCTGAATTAAATGAATGGTTTTTAAGTTATAAACCAGATCAAGGCAAAAATACCAATCCTTTGGAAGAAGAAAATAATGAAAATAAAGAAAAGAAGAAAAAATCTAATAAAAAAAAAAGGAAAAATAAAAAAACGCGAAAATCATTTTTTGATTTTTATGGAAAAAAGACCAGAAAAAATAAAAAGGATTTGTATTAAGGTGGCGATGAAAATATTTGTGCGTTTATTCTATAAACCAATCGTTCTTGGTTCCTAGTATTATTATTTTTACATAGAATATCATCCAATTCATAAAAAAAATTATTTGTTAATTTATACATAGTGGCAATATTGCCTATATAAATATTATCTATTCCATTTGCTTCATAGTCAAAAATAAATTCATTTTTTGTAAATTTTATTTCATTATTTTTTTTTATAAAATTAATAATTAAATTTTTATCAAAATTGTTACTATTACTAAATAAATCAAATCTCAAATTTACAATCGTTTCTTCATCACATTGTTGTTGATTATAAATATAATCTATTATTTTATATTTTCCATACCAATAATTTTTCCAACCAATAATTGGCATAGGTCCGTGATTAATAGTGCCATCTAAATTACCAATTAATTTAATATCCTTATCATTATCAATTATAATATGTTGAATACAATTACTTAATTTGCCAAAATATTTGTTAATTATTTCATCATTTACTTCAGCGCTATTAACAGTTATATTTCTCCAACTTACATTGTTTGCAAATATATTCCACGTATGTATAAATATTTTTAAATCAGGATATATATTGTATAGTTCTTCTATAAAATTATATAATTCTTTTGTTTCAAATGAATTCCTGATATGACCTCTAATAACAATTATCATAATTTATATAATTATAATAATAAAATTTTTTACAAGGAAATAATATTACATTACGGTTATTTATTTATCGAATGAATAATTAGCGCTACATTTTCATGATAATAACCAGACATACCAGTAGGCGTACCATTCATTCCAATCCATTCATATTCAACCCTATTTTCTGTGATAAATTCATAAAATGCTTTCAGTTCTCCGGTATCTCCGTCAAAACCTTGGTAATTTACTAATTCGTCAAATACAATAATACAATCTGTATCCATGTAATTTTTCAATACATCAAATATATATTTTGTAGAACTATAAAGGTCCGCATCCATATGAATAAATGAAACCTTTTTATTTTGTGTTTGTATAAAATTGAGCAAGGTCTCATTAAACCATCCTTTTATTAATTTAACATTATCATTAACTTTTGGTAAATTTCCACCTCTATTGAACGCACCTTTATCAAAACCGTCACGCCATTTTTCAGGTAATCCTTCGAAACTGTCAAACCCATATACTTTGTCATTTGTAAATTTTGAAATATAATTAATAGTCTTTCCACTTGCTACACCAAACTCTAACCATAATGTATTTGGTTTATGTTTTAATTTCATACGTTCAAATACATATGTAAGTGGATATGTATTAACATTAGGAATATCTTGAATAATACTCAGCATTTTATATTGTATTGTTTTATTTTTATTTCTTTAACTAAATAAAAATAAAAATAATAAATATATATAATAAATATATTTATTACACAATAGTACTTTTATAATCATCGCTAATATGAGGCGTTATAACAAATGGTAAAATGCAAACATAAGCTAAAATATCTTTATATACAGAATTCATCATACAATCAATAGTAAAACACGTTATATTATTCAAAAATGGTAATTTAATCATTCTATTATCTAGTGGAAAACACTTGTCTTTTAATAATCTAGCGCCAGATGGATTTATTATATACGCTGACGTACCAAAACAATGATTTAACCGCGCGATTGACGTATTTATCTTGGAATTGACAAAATTAGAAATATCTTCTTTTTTCATTTTTGTTTTATTAAAAACGCAATTACATGTTTCATAATTTGTATTATTATAACTTAATATAGAATCAAAATTATAATTAAGTTGAATTATGTCCCATTGTTTTGGCATTAAACTATTAACCAAATTATTTATATGCTTATTAAAATCACGTGAAACAATTGCATCATCTTCCATTATTATTATTGGTTTATCTAATTCAATACATTTTTCCCATAATTGTAAATGTGATAAGGCACAACCTATAGCGCCAATTGAATAATTTTTTGAACCCTTTTTAAAAATAGTTGGTTCTAGTTTATCAATAACTAAGGTTTTTCCATCAACAGCGTTATAATAAGAATATTTGATATATTTTGAATTAAAAGCATCAAATTTTTCTCTTCGATCTTTTGACCTCTCCAGATTAATTACAAATATATCCATGTTTTATATCTATAATTAACCTAAGTATTTATATATATTTATTAGTAAAAGATATAATTAGTAAAAGATATAATTAGTAAAAGATATAAAATAATTTTAAAAATATAGTAAAATGGCGGATAATGTATGTCATGTACCAGTGTCAATTGGCGAACTAATTGACAAGTATACTATTTTACAAATTAAACAAAATAAGATTCAAAACGCTGAAAAATTAGCGATGGTCGAAAAAGAAATCACCTATTTGCAACCTTTTGTTGATAAACATAATTTAGAACCAGAACTAATTGATGAATTGAGAGAAATCAATGAAAAACTCTGGGTTGTCGAAGACCAAATAAGAGATAAAGAAAAGATACGATTGTTTGATGATGAATTTATACAATTGGCGCGAAGCGTTTATATAATAAATGACAAAAGATGCGAAACAAAAAACAAAATAAATACAATTTTGAATTCAGGTTTATCAGAAGTTAAAAGTTACGCCAATTATAAGGATGATAATGATACTGAAATTATTAAACTTGGTGAAATAAAACAAATTATTAGTCAAACTGTAAAACCTCCAAAAGAAACTGTGGAAGAATTATATAAAAAAATTAAAAAGTCACAAGGGGATTACAATACAGCAATCCAATATTACAAAAAAATAATAGAATTAAACCCAATGAATATTAATAAATATTTGCGCGAATTAGGTGAAATATATGAAAGACAAAATATGTTTTATCAAGCAGTAGAATGTTATGTTAAGGTATTAAAAACGGAAACAACAGATGTTAACACCATTGGTGTATTGACAAATCAAATTGGTTCGTGTTATTTTAATTTAACGCAATATAAGTTAGCAATACATTATTTCAAAAAGGTTTTATTAATTAAAGAAATTCCCGATGTGTATTCTAATATTGGATTATGTAATGTAAAACTAAAAGATTATAAAGAAGCCGAGGTAAATTTATTAAAATCATACAATTTAAAAAATAATAATAATTTGGCGTGTCATACATTAGGAGATCTATATTATTTTACAAAAAAATACGATAAATCCATAAAATATTATAAAAAAATCACAAATCCAAATTCAACTCAAGTATATAATTTATCATTTCCTTATTTGGCTAAAAAGGATTTTAAAAATGGATTTCAATTATATGAAGACAGATTGAAAATCAATAATATAAATCCTCAAACAAATCTCAAGGACAGATTAGATGTCCCATTAGAGCATTGGGATGGTCACACAAAATGTAATAGTTTATTGTTACTTGCTGAACAAGGACTAGGCGATAATATTCAATATTATAGATTTATAATTGAATTATCAGAAAAGTATCCAACTATGAAAATTACATATTTTACTAAAAAAGAAATAGCGCATCTTTTTAAAACCTATAACAATATCGAAATTATACAAAATTTATATATTTTTAATTTTGATTATAAATTATATATCATGTCTTTGCCGAAAATATTAAATTTGACACAAATCGTTCCAAATAAGATAAATTATATCAACACAGATGAAGAAAAATTTGCGTTTTGGAAAAACAAAACCGAATCTTTGAAACGATATAAGGTTGGATTTGTTTATAATGGATTATTAAGTTCATTTATAGACAAAAATATACCTCTGGCAGAATTTGAGAAATTATGTGATTTAAATATTGATTTAATTTGTATTCATAGAAAAAGCGAAGTTGAAAAGGATTTTAGCAAAATTTCCTTCTTAGATAAAATAATTCATTTCGACATTGATAATGATAAACCGTTTGAAGATACAATACATTTATTACAAAATTTGGATTTATTGATTACAATTGACACATTTATAGTTCACCTAGCAGGCATTTTAAATGTGAAAACATGGTTATTATTAGGCGCATCAGAATGGCGCTGGTCAGACGACGCTAGTAAAACATATTGGTATAATTCAGTAGAGTTAATAAGAACCAAAGAAAACGAAGAATTAAAGGATTTAATAAAAACTGTTAAAACAAAATTAGCATGTGAACTATAAACAATATGTTTCCAATAATATGATAAAAATTTCGTGTGTTATTTTTGATATTATTTTGTATAAGACCGTATTTTCAAAACCACAAGGCATTTGGGTTTTAATATATATACAAAAATATGTAAAATATATACATAGTTTTTCAATCAATATTTTGACATAATTAAATCCTATATTGGTAAACGACCAATCATTTACATAGCTACACATTTGTGTATTCGATTGTTTAATGTAAAAATTATGTATATCTAATAATCCAGAGAGAATCCGATGATAATTCGTTTTCTCATTTTTAACATTTAATAAATTACCAATTTTGTCGTAACCAAAAAGATCCATGTGTAGTATTTTTTTGCCTTGTTCAACATTAAAAATATATGGATTTATTCCGTCAATATACGCTTGTTCGTAAAGCATTTCACCATCAATTAAATAAGGCAAAAAACATGATTTTATAATTGTATTCATTATTTCGTCTACAGTCTTGTATTGCGACTTTACTGTTTTTTTCCCTTTTTTAATATTATTGTAACAAATATAAAGACGATCGTTTACCTTTTCACAAATATTATCAGGTATTTTGCCTTGTAAATGTTCTTTAAGTTCTTTTACAACAAGTAATTTATGATTTTCTTTAAATTCATTTTTGACAACATCATATAATTGCGGCATTGTATCCAAAGCGTCGATAAAATAAAGAAATGCCACGATTGAACCGATGCTACAACCAGATATTCTTTCGATTACAATATAATTGCGTTTTTCCATTTCTTTTAAAAAATATAAGGCGCCTACTAAATAACTACCATTAAAAATACCGCCATCTAAAACCAAATCGAGTCTTAATGGCGTTTTCGAATTCTTTAAATCATCTGGGAGATTATCAATTAATTTTATTACATATTCGTTTATCATTTCTTCGGATTGTATGTAATAAAATATGGGATTTTATATTTTTTATTTTAATTTATAACGGTGTTTAAATTTATAACGGTGTTTAAATTTATAACGGTGTTTGTATTTTTTTATTTTGTAAAAGTCTTTCAACAAATTTATCTTCTTCTTTATGTGTCACATAAATATTAACTAATTCAGCAGGCGAATAAAAAAACTCATTTACCTTTTCTAGATTACTTGGGTCTATATTTTTTTCAAATAAATGATTATATATTTCAGATATAGTTTTTCGACTAGCGTTATCTAGTTTATGAGTTATGTCAATTCTTCCTGGTCTTGTCAGCGCTGAATCCAATTTTTCATAATGATTCGATGTAATAATCAACATTCTTCCAGGCGTTTCACGTATTCCATCCCATAAATTTAAAATATCATCCAGCGTTATTGGTTGATCTCCGCCACTTATAGCGCCTCCACTCATTGTCCCATTAATGTCGCAAATTGTTTGCAATACATCGCTCACTTTTACTGAATCATTATCTGTTTTAACTAGACCTTTTAAATTATTATTGCTATTATTGCTATTATTGCTACTACTAGTACTAAAGTTTGCAAGATTTGCGTTGTTTCGCTGATTTTTTCTTTCTAAAATAATGTCTCCAATGCAATCAATATCCTCAAACACAATGATTTTCTTGTCAAATCCAATTGCTCTTTTTTCATTATCGTGATTATATGTGTCTTCAAAAAAATAATATTCCAATTGCTGTTTGGTCTTAATTATTTTTAATGGTATAACAACAATATGTCTTCCAACGTGGTTTGCAATTGCTTTGATTAGTGAAGTTTTACCAGTGCCTGGTGGTCCGTGTAACCCAATGCCAAGCGAATATGGAATCCCCTTTTCATAATACCAATCCTTTTTGCTTGTAAAATAGTTAATTTTATCAATTATTTCTTGTTTACCGTCAAAAAATATGTTTTTAAATGTTCGCGCGCTAGTAAATTCGTGTTCACTCCAACACGAATATTTAGAATCATCGTCTTCAACTTTAACTTTATCTAAAACGTAAATGAACTTTTTGTTTGAACGTCTATCTTTAATTGACATCAGATATTCATCTGTAATATTATCAATATAATTTTTTAAAAAACTAATAGAGTGTTTGTATGAATAAATCTTTAAAGTAATTGTGTCTGTTTTTGTAGTAATTTTTTCATCCTTTTGTCTTCCTTCATCTTGTTCAATTTCAGAATGAACGTAAATATCATTATCAATTAAAAACTGTCTATTTTGAAAAACTATAAAAATATCCTCGTGTTTTTTATCTTCTCTATATTTAGCGTTTGAATCGTAATTGCTTGAGGTTTCCTTTATCTGATAAATTGTTTTATTGGTTTCAATATTATTTATAATATAAACCCACATAGCTTTAAATCGTGAACTATATGAAGATGTCGTAGTTAATGTATGTGAATACGCCGATGTAGTAGAAGACTTTTTACCTTCTAAAATAACCGCGTTTTTTTTATAAAAAAGACATTTTATATTATCAAGATTCAATTTAGTTATTAATGTATCAAGTCGATTATCATAAATATAATTAATAATATAACCAATAATACTCATAGAAATAACCGATATAATCGCATCTATAATAACATTATCTGTTTTAAAAAACCCGGATACCTTTGCTTTAACCGCGTATATATAATTATTTCTTATTTCTTCCATGTAATTATTTTAATTATTATATTTATTATGTAAGAAATCTTTAAATATTATTTGGTAATATTTAAAGCATCAATAAAATTTGATTCGCTTACGTTTGCTCCGCTTACGTTTGCTTCGCTTAAAAGTTTTTCAGTCACTAAAGTTTTAAAACGCACCAAAATGATTTGTAACTTTATTCAGCAAATGAAATAATAGACCAAACAAAACACTTGAAAACAGGTAACCATTTATATTATAGTTGCCATCATTTGAAAACAAAATCGGAAAATAACTAAACAAAAATCGTCTGAAAAATGGCAACTGAAATAAGAAATATAACACCGCAAGTAGCAATGGTGTTTGTATTTCATTATACATGTCATCCAACGAATTACTACGGTTTACATTTCTATTGTAATTGTCAATCATATCAGACGATTGTTCGTAATCCTTAATATAATCTGACTGTCTTTCGTGTATTGGCACATAATTGGGTTGAACTTGCGCGTCATTACTGTGTCCGGTTGTGTTCATTGGTATGTCTCTCGACGGTAACTGTGTGGCGCCAGCAGTTGCTGCTTGTTGAAGTCCACTCACAATTTGACTAATGGTTGTTTGGTCTAAACTAAAGTTTGGTGTTTGCCCTTGATTAGGCATTTGCCCTTGATTTTGAGGCATTTGCATTTGCTTTTGTACTACATTTTCCGAAGCGCTAAGTGAAATATTCCCTCCTCCAACAGGATCGGTAGGTAAATCCAAAATACTTGTAGAATCACTGCTCATAATTATTATAAAGAATGATTGATTATAATAATTACGCAAACATAATAAAATTCATAAAATAAATCTTAATCAAAATCCACAATTTTTGTATTAGAGTCACATTTTGTAGCCACAGGATTATATTTATAACATTTATCTCCGGTTTTGTATATTTTGTCTTTAAAATTATCTAAAGGTGGTGCGTGAAAAATAAGACAATCTTTATCTTTACAAACTGTTCTAAAGAGAGACGCCAACCCAAAACCTAATAAAACGGACATTATCAATTTTCCCGTTTCAGTATGAACAAATTTTCCAATTCCCATCTATATATTCATATGATTTAAATAAATTCCTAAAATGTTTATATAAAAAACTTTATATAAAAATTAACCAACTACACTTGAACAGGTATAGAAGAAATAAGTGACTCATCCTTAGGACAATCTACTTCTTCTTGGTCAAAATAAAAACAATTGTCTGCTTTATCCTTAAATAAAACCTTACCTACATTTTCTGGACTAGGATAAATATATATTTTTTTCATTTCAGGACCTAAAATGTAAATAAAAAATAGACCAATAGCGAAACTTACTAGGAATACTGGTAATGAAATGTAATTCAATATCATTATATATTTTATATATATTTTATATATATTTTATATATATTTTATATATTTTATACTTTTATACTTTTATACTTTTATACTTTTATACTTTAGAAATTACCTCTATCAAATTTCAACTGTTTTTTAACTATATCAGACAATGTGTTTTCTAACATACTATAATTTTTACTACCATCTTCAGTTGAGAATAATCCCAATAATGTATTTTTATATGATTCATCGAATTTATTAAATATCTCATTATACACTGGATTACCAAAATCATACATTCCGTCTTCTATTAGTTGCGGCGGAATAATTAAATTACTCGGATTTGTAAACTCGCACGATTTGTTTTGAAGTCTTGATTTAACACAATTATCCATAAACTCTTGTATCCATTCTCTATCAGATAGCAGTGCGGTTTTTAACTCATTATTCATTTTACTCCACAAACTTTGGTAGTTTTTATTTGACCATGTAACCATTCCGGTTTCTTCATTAATTGTTGGTTTACCAATAATATCTGGAGTATCTTCTGATGTATCTGGTTTCGCTTTCTCTACTCTTGTATCTGGTTTATCTACTCTCGCTACTTTTGTTTTATCACCTTGTATACTTGTTTCAAAAACAACTGTTTCATATTTATCATTATTTATTTCCAAATCTTTGATAGAATAATTCCGTTGAATTAAATGATACGAATTATCACTTTCATCAAACACAACAGTATTTTCTCTGTATTTTAATTTTAATACTTCATTTAAAACAGGTCTTAACTGGTTTTGATAAATTTCAACAGCACTTTTAACAAATTCAATACCATTTGTTTCATTAAAACGATATAACGCATCCTTAATTGATTGAATATGTAAATATGATTTTTCCAATTCACTTTTTAATTTTTCACTTCTTTCAGGATCATCTGTAATTTTTATATAAATTTGCAAATAATTTTCCAATAAATTTGTGTAGTCCCTTATACTATCTTTTTGTAAATCAAAATTTTCCAAAACCTTTTCTGTCGTAGTTAATCCAAACAATAACCTATTTTTATCATTTATTATTTCGTTTTTTGCAGTATAAATTTCCTCATCAATTGTTTTTAATACACTGCTAATATTTTCAAAATTACCGACTGCTATATTTACACTTAATCCACACGGTTCTACAGCGTTACAAAATGCGCGGAGTTCTCTAAATTTTCCACCGTCACTTTCCTTACTAATAATTGAAGCGAAAGTGGTGCCACCCGGTTTACCACAATTAACACATTTAGGTTTCAATTGCTTAAATTCCGCCTTTTTCTCCTTGATACTAAGCATTTTGTTATTGAGTATTTTTTTCTTGTTCTTTTCATTCTCATTATTATATTTACTTTTTAATCTATAATATTCATTAATATCATTTTCAACAGATTCATTTTCTACAAATTCATTTTCGGCAAACATTATTTATATATAATTATTCTATTTTTATTCTATTTCTATTCTTATTTATTCTTATTTATTCTTATTTATTATTTATTATTTATTAGTACATTTTCCCTCTATTAATGTTGTCATAATCATTTTCCCAATTTGGTAACCCTGTTATTAGTTCTTGGTGTGCTTTCCTCTTCGCCTCTTGTAAATTTTTTATTTTCGACAAAATATATTGCTGTTTTTCTTTATTTTTCTTCTCTTTTTCTATATCAGTCAACCTACCTTTATATTTGTATAAAAGGATTAATCCTAAAACTATCAAAAAACCAATTAATAATCCGGCGTTAATCACTGTATTATGGAAATTATTCTTAATAATATGACACTGTTTAAGTGTTTGATCCAAAAAATATTTTACACCTGGTTCAGTAAGTATTGGTTTAGTCGAATCAAAATCCATGTAATTGTCCATAATAATTATAGTTAAATTTATAAATTAATTTATACACAATATCTATATGGCTAGTTCTTATTTAAATATTGTTATGTTTTTAGTGACAACGTTGTTTTATTATATGGCGCTTAAACCCACATTAACATATGATATAGTATCCAACCCAGAAACATATACCAGTTTTGTTAGCAGTAATTATATGTATTTAGGTGTATATTTATTGTTAGTGATAATGATTCAGTTTCTAGTAAACGCTTCTATCATAACAACTACATGTGGCGGCAGCGTTAGCGAAAATATGGGTGCCGCAGGTGCTTTCACCTTTATACCATGGTTTTTAATTTTTGGTGTTATTGTAATTGTTTTGGTTATATATCCTGGGTTTAAAAGCGCTTTTTCCGATGTAATTGGTTACTATTATGTTTCAACTAAAGCAAATGAATTATTGATTGAATTATTGGCGAGTCAAGGTATTGAAACTACTACAACTGCTCCTGCTCCTACTGCTCCTGCTACTGCTCCTGCTACTGCTCCTGCTACCGATTACATATCTCCAACTGCTCCTCCAGCAAGTGCTTTTCTTGGACCTAAAGCGCAAACCGGCGGCACAAAAGAAGAATTGCAAAAAGCATCCGATTTGATCCTTAAAATTTGCGGCAATACATCCATATTAATTAATCAAATGGTCCCTAGCAATTTTGACAGTTATTGGAATTTATTAAATCCATTAAAGAAAGAAAAATATCAAATGAAAAATGGCAATGAAATATCAAATGATGCGCAACAATTGAAAAAACAATTGTTTGATTTAGTTGTTACAAGAGATACTATAGGAGAAGCGTTATGGTATATTTATACCGGTTTATTATTAACCTCTATAGTACAACTTAAAATAACGTCTAGAGGTTGCGCTACTAATCCACAAACTATGGAAGCAAATTACGCCAAATTCCAGGAACAAGAGGCGGCAGCGCAGCAGCAAGCAGCGTCGGCAACTAGCACCACATATACCATAACAAATTAAACAAAATAATCTATATATTTTTTATATTCAAAATATAAAAAATAAAACAAATATAACAAATATAAAAAATATAACAAATATTTTAAAATAATTTTGGTGAAGCAACATAATACATTACAAACAAATAACTTAATATTCCTAAAATTAAGGATAACAACCATATTGGCATAATTGTCTTGTTTCTATAACCGACTCCAAATTCTCGAATACTTCCGTCTTTGTTATATAAACACGCCGGTTTCATCATTTGGATTGAACCAAACATAATTAAAAATAATATAATGGCAAATAATGGTGCGTTTTCTCTTATATAGGTTCTGTTCATACTTTTACTTATATATATCAATCTTTAAAAAAATGGCGTTAAATCTAAATTATTTTTTTTAAAGTTATTTTAAAAGTTATTTTGTTAACTTTTTTAAAGTTATTTTTAAAGTTATTTTTAAAGTTATTTTGTTATAGAAAAGTTAGTTAATCATCTCCCCAATCTACTAATTCTCCATAATCCGTAGTCTCATAATAATCATTACCATCTTGAAAATCTGTTCCCATATTTGTCATATCAAATTCTTCTCTCTCAATATCATTACCTATATCACGATCTTCAATATAATCATCCATCATTTGATCTAAATCTCCATCACCAATATTCCTATTTTTACTTCGCAGTTTCTTCTCTATTTTGTCCATTTCATCTCTAAAATCTCGCTCGTCGTCATAAGTTTCTTTTACATATGTTGTAAGACCCTTTTGCAATCCCTTGCTCCAAACACCCAACTTATTGATTTTTAAAATTGTATCCGCGTCTCTTTCCTCATCTGTAAGATTTTTGAGTCTATCTGTAACCATATCTTTCTCTCCTTCCTTCAATTTAAAAACTCTATCAATGATTTCTTCATACGAAATATCAATCACATCTTTTTGGTTATCAAAAATTTCAAAGAATACAACTATCAATTGCGCCACGGTTTGTTTTAAACCCTTCTTATTTCCACTCAATACTTGTGTATCTCTTTGGGCTTGCGCTGTTACGTCAAAATCAACCCTAGTCTCTCTATCTTCTAAATATTGGACAGTAAATAAATCTTCTACATCTTGTCTTCTTGTAATTTCGGTAACAATCATACTTTCATCATCTGTTAAATCTATATAATTAATTATAACCCTCAACAAATAATATTCAAATAAAAATCTACTTGTTCTCTCGTCAAAAACCGGTTTCAAAACTTTATCCTCATATTTGATACTAGTAAAACAAGGCGTATCCTTCGATAACTGCATCAAATTATGTGATGAACGCTGTATTTTTTCTAAAATATTATAAATACTAGGGACACCATAAAACATCTTCATCTTCTTATAATAA